GTTGATCGAACGGGCAGGCTTGATGTAGATGTCACCACGGAATTCGTTGCGGTCAATGACTTCTGCGGTGTTGTTGGTGTCGTCACATACAACCTTGAAGTCGTAGATACCACGGCGACCCTGTACATCGCGAAGGAATGGCTCAACCATGTTTCTGAACTGCGCACCAGTGAACTCATCGTTGAACTCGAACAGCATGGACTTCGAAGCGCGGCTGATTGCTTTCTCAAGGACGATGAACAGTCTACGAACGTTGATTCTAACGAATGCAGAAGGACGCTTGAGCGCAGTCTTGTCGCCGAACAGAATCGTTCCCTGGCCAGGCTGAGTGATGACTGGGTTGACTGCTACCGAGTAGAGTGCATCACGGTCAGCTTTGCTTGGGTTGTAAGCGAGCTTGATTACGTTCTTGATGTTGCCACGGTTGTAACCCGCTGGTGAGAACCATGGATCATTCGTGTTGTCAGTTCTTGCACAGAGACCTGCGATGTCACCGTTCAGTGGAGTGTAGACGTAACGATCGTTGTAGCGGTCGTAGCGATACTTGTAGCCACTGTCGAGGACTGCGTAAGACGAAGCACTGATGCTGTTAGCAAATGCAACGACGTTCGTCTTAGGATCTGCTGCACCTACGACATCGTCCTTATCTGGAGAGATGAAAGCGATTGCGTCCATACGGTCAGCCGCGATGCCGGCGATCCAATCGGCCAACTCAGTTGCGTTGTCGAGTCCACGTGCTTTACCTTGCAGGATGAGCGAGATGTCAACATCATCTGGATTCTTGAAAACATTGTACGCATCAAAAAGTGCTGTAACACTGATCGTTGATTCGCCAGTGCCGTCATTACCACCCGAAAGAGTTACGTCACCTGCAGATGCGAACGAAGGAGTCGCAGCGGTGTTCGCAACAGTGATGTAATTCGACTTCGTGTTGATGACTTCGAGCCAGTAGTTGTTCGTGCCATCGGCGAGTTGAGCGTTGGTCGAACTGTTGTTCGCAGCAACGTTTTCATACACCTCGAGAACACCGTTCGTAACACCGGTGAAGACACCAAGCGCGTCGATGATCGCGATGTTAACACAGTCGCTTTCTGGGGTTGAAGTGATGTCAGTGATGATTGCGTTCGCACCAGTGTCACTACCCTTTGCAGTGTACACGACGCGAATCGAGTTGCCATACAGACCAGGATACTTCGCTCTGATCGAAGCTTCACCGACGACGTTTGTCAGCGTGGTGTTTGCAGCAGTAACGCCGGTATTAGCACGCGAAACATAGAGCGAGTTCGAGTACGATAGGAAGTCAGCTGCAGTGAAAAACGTTTCGATGTTGAGGTTAGTGGTAGGCTTACCGAATCTTTTGACCAATTCCACTTCCGAAGAAACTAGGATTGGCTCAAGAACAGGTCCCCAAGCAAACACACCAGCGATTGCACCAGTGGTTGTTGAGACGGCAGGCACTACGGACGTAAGATCAAGTTCGGAAACGCTGATTCCAGGACTTAATTGAAATGCCATATTGTATCTCCTTTTGTGAGCATTATTCGAATAAATATAGGTCTTCTTCCCTCTATTTATAAGAAAGGCAATTACCAGTCACTGCCAAGCCAAGTAGGTGGAGGCGGCTGATACGTCTGTGGCTCTTCAATGTCGTCATACGTGAATCCAAACGGAAGAAGATCGTCCATGATCTCTTCATCTGACTTCTCGCGCAGCCTCATCATAGTGTTAATGTCGGTTATATCTTTGAAGAACGTCTGAGTTGATAACCACGCAAAGAGAACCAATCCCATGACTAAGTCATCATGACATCCTGCTTCAGCCTCATAACTAACACCTTTACGAGAGAACGTTGACAACTCATTGATCGTGCTAAAATCACTGATCAGTAGTTGCTTCTGTTCAACTAGAAGTTTTAAGATCGAACATCCAATCGACTTCACCTGCTTCGTGGTACGAATACCTTTGTCAACGTTTGAACCAAATCCACCAGAGATTCGTTTACCCGATCTACCCGCTGATTCAGTATAAAGCAGTGTCTCCACTTCAAAGTCAAAGTGCAGTGTGTCAGAAACCTGTCCACCAATATCGTTGATCTCGATCAATATGTAGGCGTTGTTATAAGACTTGGTGGTCCTAAAGATGATGTCTGCGTAGTCAACAGGAGTGATCAAATTGTTTCGATATGTTACAACCTGTTTATATGGCATCTTCGTTACGTCAACGATGTGGAACGCAGAGTAGTCAAGACCCTTACCACGAGAGACGTCGGCGATACACACGTAGGTTCGACCTTTTTCCGGAAGCTCATAGACACTCAAGCCTTGTACACTGTGGATAGGTTCACGATACGACGCTTGTAGATACTTGAGTGTCGCACCATCGATCAGTGTACCAGATGAACCAAGGAACTGACATTCGTATTCTTGAGAGAACTTCTCTTGGTCAAAGTTGAGTGCTTCCAAGGTCTCCTGCTTCCAGGCCTCACCACGGCCCGGGACGAGGTCCCACGTGACTTCAACGTACTGATAACCATTCGACCCTTGCTTAGCACCTTCACAGATCTTGAAGAAGTGATTCAGGCCGTTAGGTGTCGAAGTCATCAGAAGCTTCGTCTCTTCACCGGATGAGATGGTTGGGTAAACCGAAGCGAAGAACTCGTCGTAACCTTCCACGAACGCGCATTCGTCGATGTACAGGAACGCGATCGACTTACCACGAATGGAGCTCGATGTAGTCGTACCCGCGTAGATCTTACAGCCATTCTCAAGTTCAATGGAGTTCTTGTTCCATTCCTGAATCCCATGCTGCATCCACTTTGGCAGGTTTTCGTACGCAAGCTTGACTCGCTCGAGAACTTCCTTTGAGCCTTCACCTTTATTCGACAAGATGCCCACATTTTTGTGTTCATTGAAGATGATATAGTGTAGAATGATAGCGACGGCGGTGGTGGTCTTACCTGCCTGACGTGCGGTAAGCACGGCGACACGACGATTGTTGAAGATCTTCGTGGCGATTTCTTTCTGGTAGTCATACATCTGAAGCGGAATGAGACCGCGGTCGACGTGTACGATTTTGATGTACTTCTCGGCAAAGTAGATAGGGTCCATCATGCACAGCGCCATCTCTTGAAGCTGTTCAGGTGTCCACTGCTGTTGTTGGCCGATTCTTTTGAGAAGGTTGTTACCTAAGTAACCCTTCTCTGGCTTAGGAGTTTGATTGTCCATTTTTCCTCATGTCTGCTAGAACCTTCAGCAGATCATGGGTGGTTCCGACGAACAGGTTGTTATTGGTCACGTTACCACCAGATCCAGTCTGAGGTTCATCATTAGCCTTTTCCTCTTCAACCTTCTTCTTCGAAAGTTGAACGAGTTCTTTGTTAGCGTCAACCAGAGTCTTCATGGTCGTGGCCAACACTTCGAAAGCCCGAGGATGTTGCGATGATGTCGCGACCCCGAGTAGTTCTTCAAGGGCTTGTGTTCCCTTCTCAATCACGTCATACATGTTCTTTCGAGCGTAGTCATAATCATTCTCAGCCTCTTCAGTACGAGTCATAGGAGGCGTCGGTTCTTTTGGTAGATGTGCAGTGAGTTTCTTCGACAAGTGGGATGCATCAGCAGTCATTGCTTTTGCGACCGGCTTGTCTTCAACGACCTCGGCTTCTTCGATCTCTGCTCCAAGTGGAGGTAGGCCAAGGTACTTACTTAGTTTCTCTGTCATGCTGATTCAATTCTCACTATGTAAGCCCAGTCATCTTCGATGTTGATGTTTGCATACGGAATCGTCTGAGTGATGTCAGTCGTAGGTTGACCATTTGCAGTGAGTCCGGGCTGGACGTTGATTTGTTCACTCACAGCCGTCGTGGTAGTCGACGTATAGAAGTTTACATCGGTGAACTTGATGATCTTCTTCTCAGTTGTCGGACCATAGTAGTAACCCTTCAATGTGAAGTTCAGAGTCCAAACAATCGCACGAAGCTCATCATAAGATCCTTCATACGAGTCTTGAACGGTCACAGAATTCAGGACGATGGGAACATCGGTCAAGACATCAGAGT